GGCGGTGCCGCCGATCGATCTGTTGGTGCCGGTGCCGTCCGCAGACTCGTAGAACTGCAGTTCGGACAAGCTGATGAACGTCGCATCTCCATCGTTGGCCGTCGCACTGATTCTCCAGTAACGATAGGTCGTGCCCACGGGCGCAGCGCCGAACCGAAACGGGTTCAGCAGGAAACCGCGCTGGCGCCGCCGCAGGTTCATGGGATGTACCCGATCAGGTAGACCTTCAGGCCGGCGCCCGCGATCGTGCTGCCGATCTGGTCGATGTCGATGGTGATCTCGGCGTCGTCTGCCAGGTTCGCATCACTGATGACAGGCGGCGTAGTTGCGGTGACACTGGTCTTCTCGCCGGCATCGATGCTCAACTTGGTGCTCAGGATAGACGACACGCCTTCATTGATGTCAACAACGAGGTTGGCTCCAGTCGGCGCTGCCGTTACGCTTGATCGCACCTCGGTCAGCACGAACGGGAACGGCATCCGGAAGGTGACCTTGGCCAGCCCCGTCGTCAGGGCCGTCGTTTCATCGCCGCACGCCACCGGGATGCACTGGATCTGACTGCCGCCGCCATCGCCGCTCGGCGGGACGTACAGGTCGATGATCTCCTGCAGCGTCAGGCTGAACGTCTCGTTCGGCGAACCCAACACCGTGATCTCGACAAGCTCGGTGCCGTCGAGCGTGCCCGCGAACGGGGTCATCTCACTGATCTTCAAGGATGGCATGGTTCACTCCGAAATTCTGGTGAAGTCGTCTTCAGTCACGCGCGTGAAGTCGTCCTCGGTGATGCGGTCGTTGGAGAACAGCAACTGCTGCGTGATGTCGCACAGGAAGATCGTCTCACCCGTGCCGACGTCAAGCGTGCACACCGCCTGGATGAGCGTGTAGGTGTTCGGGTCGGCCTCGATGTTCTGGTCGTTGCCCACGGTGACGTAGTTCGCGTCCAGCGTGAAGGCATTGCCCAGCGAGTTGCTGACGATGATGGTGTAGGTCTGGCCCAGCACCGGGTTGCTGATCGGCAGCAGCGTGAACGACTCCGACGCGTCGATCAGGAACGACGTGCCCAGCGAGGCATCCGGCGTTGCCGTGGTGTCGGTGCCAGTCTCGATGGCCAGCGCCACCTCGATCTGCTGGAACTCGACGTCGGCCTCGAGCGCGGCCACACGGCTTGTCAGCGCTGCGATCTGCGTTGTGATCGACAGCAGCGAAGCGGTGGTCGCTGCGCTCTGCGTTGTGTTCGTCTGGAGCGCGGTGATCGCCGACTCAACGCTGCGGAATCTCTCCCGCACGTTGTTTGCGAACTGCTGAATCGCCTGAAGCTGATTCGACGCCGGCTGGTTGATCGATGGCTTGCCGATTGGCATCGGTCACTCCAGTTCGTCAATGTCGTCGGAAATCTGTACCGAGTAGACCTCGCTCGACCCGTTGATCGTGTAGGTCATGCGCGAGTAGTCCTGCCGCACGCGAATGCGGAAGGCCTTGTTGCTGGTCACGGTCTTGGTGTACAGCAGCAGGTCGTCGGCATAGAACGAGATCAGCACGTCGGTGTAGTCACGCGCGCGCACCCGGCACCACTGCAGCGCCATCGGGTACGGCAGCAGGAACAGCTTGCTGTCCCACTGGTAGCGCTGCTGCACGGTGTCGGCGTTGAACTCGTAGAGCTCATTGAACCCGATGACCAGATCGGCGCTTTGGATCTCGCCCGGCTCGCTGTAGTCGTCGAGCACCATGTTGAGCGAGTCGCGCTCGATGTCGACCGCGGCCGCGCTGGCGTGGTAGCTCAACTTGATCAGACCGTTGCCGCTGGCGCGTGTGTCGAGCATGTAGCCGCCGCCGACGCTGGTGCCCGTCTCGGGGATGACGCCAGTCTCCACCGTGCCCGTTTCTGGGATGGTCGCGGAGATGAGGCCGACCTCGTTCATGTAGCTGTAGGCCGGGCCAGGGTTTGAGTCGACCAGCAACTGGATCGAGTCAACGTCCGACATGGTCACTGCATAGTTGATGACGCCCAGTTCGACACCGTCGACCGTGGTCGTTATGGTGTTCGTGTCGACCACCACCGTGATGTCCTTGGTCAGAGTGCCGGCGTCAATGGTGTACGTCGCCTCCGCAAGGATTGCCAGAGCGCGCCCGTAGCGCGTGCGAACTGCAACCTGACCAGCGCTTGCTCCACGCAGCCGAACAGACATCTCGTCGTCGAGGTTGCTGCCGGTGAACAAGACAGACACCGTTTCATCGACGTTTTCGACCGCGGTGGCGTTCATCTTGATCGTCCACGGGAACTCGAGCGCAATCGAAAGCGCAGGACTGCTGGCGGTGCTGTCGCAACTGCCGTCTACTGCACTGTTGGTCGAACGCACCCGGCCCGTGCCGTCGAGCTCGAGCCCTGTCGACCCGTTGACGGCATAGGCGAACCCGACCGGCGCCACGTCGGGCGTGTGGGTGGTCAGCGCAGCCAGGGCGCCCGTGAAGGTGTCGCGGTAGACGTAGTTCTCTGTCGCGCCACCGCCGGTTTCTGGGATGACGGGAGCAGCACCGTGGTTGCCGTACCACCAGAAGTACATGTCGTCATGCGCTACAGCGGTGATGGTGGTCGGGTCGATCGCCTGCCACTGCTCGCGCGTGAAGATGCCCTCGGTCAGGTTCTGCACCTCAGTCGGGCCGTTGACCGCCATCAGACCATCTGGCCCGGCAAATACGCAGCCGACGCGCAGCAGGTAGGCGAACGAGCGCGCGGACTGGCACGCGTGCGGCGCGCCAGGCTTGGACATGCTGTACGAGTCCGGACTGTTGCCGCTCGCGGTGTAGACGAAGGACTTCGTGCCGATGATGACCGCGTTGTCGATGTTGCCGAGTCCGGTGATGTCGGTGTCTGTCGGCAGCCGGTACGCGACAGGCCACGCATGCGGCCGGTTCTGGACGCTGAAGCAAAGCTGGTTCTTCGACGCGCCAACCATGATGCCGTTGGGCAGCGCCAAGATGTAGCGCAGGTCGCTCGGCGGGAGATCCCAGTCCTCGGAGTCCAGCACCTCGCCCAGATCCTCGTCGTCCAGCACGTCGACATAGTCGGCCTGGGCCAGCGGGATCTCGGCGACGAAGCGATAGACCGTGCCGGCGCTGCCGGTGGCCGCGCGGTAGATCTGCTTGTAGGTGATGCCGTAGTCGTCGTACCCGGTCGGCCCGAACGTCGGCGTGGTGACGGTGACCGACACCCCGGTGCTCGCGCGCTGGATGATCCGGCTCGGCAGGCCTGGCGCCGACGCCTCTCCGAAATCGTTGACGTAGCGGTAGATGTAGCTGGTGAGGGTAGTCTCGGCAGTGCCCTGGCCGTCGTCAGGCACGACGCTGCTCAGGATGTTGTCGATATACCCGCGCTGCCCGGCGCCGTCAGCGTTCGACTGGAAGGCAAAGTAGAGCTCGCCGCCGCTCAGGTTGATCGTCGTAGAAACCGCGTCGGCCACGATAGCGCCAGTGGTCTTGTTCGTGACCGTGATGGTCAGCGTGTACTGGTTGGTGCCACTTCTGGCACCAAGCACCACCACGCGCACCCAGGATGAACCGACCGAGTAACTCTGGATGGCGGTGATGCCGGTCGGCTGCGTGCCGTACCCACTGATCTGCGCTTTGGTGACCCCATCCTGCTGAAACCGCAGGATTGAACCGATTCCAGCATTCAACCCGAGTCCCAGGTGGAACCTCGAGTCGCTGTAGTTCATGCGCATGTCGAACTCGACGCGGAAGGACGCGGAGTCGGCATAGCCCAGCGGCCGGTAGATGTACGGGCGCGCCTGGTCGCTGCGGAACACGAAGACGTTGCCGTACACGCCGCCGATGTCCTGTTGCACCACGGATCGGTAGTTGTTGCCGGCGGTCGAGGTGGCGCTCTGCGTCCACGTCACCAGATCGGAACCGTCGCTCGAGTAGTCCAGCGACTCGGCCTGCAAGGCGATCGTGTCGATGTAGGCGTCGGTCACCCCACCGCCCACGTTCTGGAACTTCATGACGATGCGGAACGTCACCGTGTCGGCCGGGATCCGCGCAGTCACGCTGCGAGACACCCAGGTGTTCGCCGGCGTCGGCGCGATCATCTCTGCGAACTCCTCGCCGACGAGGTTCACCCCCGCGTCGTAGAAGCGCAGGCCAAGCTGCGCCTGACTGCCGGCCGCACCGGTTGCCTGCCGCCAGGACAGGGTCAGGTTCTGCCCGGGCGCGACGTTGACCGTGTCGGCGTTGAAGGACTGGTAGTACTCGCCGCTGTTGTTGGTGCCACCGTAGAACCAGAACGTGCCGGTGTCGGCCACGATGCCGGGGATGTCGCCGTTCTCGTAGACCGTCAGGTCCGGTGTGGTCTGCGTCCAGCCGGTGTCGTCGCCTTCCTCGGCGCCCGGATTGATGATCGTGATGCTGCCCTCGGTCGGCTGATCGACCGACAGGGTCAGGGTAGGGGCATCCTCGGGCGCAGGAACGCCCAGGGGGCGCGTTTCGAACGGGTATGGTGGGGTAGCCCCACTCTGCGTCACCGCGAGCGCCTTGGTGGTAAAGCGGGGCACGTCGAGGCCGGTGATGTACGTCCGGAAGTCCTCGTCGCCCAAGATCGTGCCGCGCGCGACCTCGACCTCGTCCTCAAACGACAGCCAGGTGTCGTCCAGCTTGAAGATCGTCCGCACCACGCCAGCGTTCTGCAGCGCCTCGACCAGCGCCGGCCGCTTCCATGACGTCAGGCTGCCGTTGAGCAGGCGCGCGTTGATCGCCTGGGCCGACGCTTCGTTCGGGAGCAGGCGATCACTGATGCGCGGCGCCATGCCGCGGTAGCTGAAGTTGCCGATCTTCATAGGTCGAAGTGCGCCCTGATCTGGTCGACCGCGGCCTTGCACGCGGCCAGTCGCTCGGTGTCACCCTTGCAGTAGTCCTCGTAGATCACCTCGTACTCCTGCAGCGTGCCGCTGAAGCACAGGCGCACCACGCGCACGCCGATGTCATCGTCGCGGTAGGCAGTGAAGTAGGCGCCGTGCACCGGGCCGATGACGAGGATGTCGTCCTGAGTGGCGATCGCCGCGCGGCCCTTGATGCGAGCCTCTGGGTGGATTTCGACGTCAGGCGCGATGCGCGCGTATTTCCCGATCTTCGGCATCAGGAGTCCTCCCATGGGTCGAAACCAGTGGGGGCAGCATAGGTCTGCTGGGCGGTGCGAGCGTTGAGCAGCGCCGACGCGCCATCGCCTGCGGTGTAGACGTTGATGTCGGTCTTGAAGAACAGCTTGTACGACGTGCCCACGATCGGCGCTCCGTCGTTCGCCGCTCCGGTGCCTGCGGCCGGGTCGCCGTTCCATGTTCCGTTCTTGCCGAACCACGCCAGCCCGGTCGCCGCGTCGAAGGCGATCATGACGGTGTCGCCCGCGGCGTAACTGAAGTCCCCGGTCGGCGTCACCTCGATGCTGTCGGCGAGCACCGTGCCGATGGGCTGCACGCCAACCCCCTCGTCGGACGGCGAGTTGATGTCGGAAGGAGCGGTCTGGTAGGTCACACCCACCGTGGTGCCGGCGTCGAGCTCTGCGGCCTCGCCGACCAGCGCCATCTCCATCTCGGCATAGTAGGCGCCGGTCGAGCGCGATTGGATCGAGAAGACGACGGCGACTCCCATGGCTTATCCCTGAGTGAAGGTTGCGGTGTAGCCGACGCTGGTGAACGACCACGATGCCAACTGCGCAGGCGTGTCCTGATTCCAACCCTGCAGCGGGTTATCTGCGACCACCAGCGCCACCGGCTCAGGCGAGTTGCCGAACGACTGCGCAGGCGGCACCCAGTCGTTGCCTATCGGGTTGACTTTCTGAACTGGCATTAGAAGAGCCTCCTGATGCGAGTCATGGCGGTGCCGCCGTTGTAGGCGCGCTGCTCATCGTTGCGCGCGTCGTTGATGCCGGCGCGGAACTGCGGCGCGTACATCTGAGCGGCCAGCACCGGGTTGCTCCAGGGCTGCGCCGGCAGGGTCAGGAGGTACTGCAGTGCGCCGGCGCTGAACACGCGATCCCACTTGCGCACCAGATCGTCGGGCAGGTAGGACATCGGGTAGCCGGAATACTCAAGCTTCGGCTGGCACACGACCGTGTAGGTCATGAGGTAAGGCTCATCGGGCACGTTCCAGACCGAAACCGTGCCCTCTGGGATGTAGGCGAACTCGATCGGGTAGCCCTGCTGAATCGCCGGGTTCCACATCGTCGGGTCGCCTGGGTTCATCGGCCAAGTCTTCTCGGGCGTGGACAGCGACTGGCAGATCGCCGCGCGCACGCCGATGACCTCGAGTTGCGCGTCGTCGCCGCTGGTCAGCGCCAGGTCGTACTGGTCGACGCCCTGCTCGGTGGTGATCTCGAGGTTGCGGCGCAGCCAGCGAGTCTCACGGCAGAACTGCCGCGCGGCGCGCACATACGCGGCCACCAGAGTGGGCTCGGGGCAGCGCCTGACTACCTGTTGCACCTCCTGCATGAGGCTCAGGATCTCTGCCATGAATCAACTCCCTGGTGACTTGCTGACCTGTGGCCTGACGATGTTCTCTGCGTTGGCGCCCAGGCCCACCATCTGGGCGAAGCGCGAGAAGTATGTCGTCGACTTGTTGATGTCCTGACGCTGCGTGTTCCGCCGGTAGGCCGCGCCCATGACGTACGCCATGAGTGCCGGCTCCCACTGGTCGCCGATGGGGTTCACGTCGTACAGGTTGACCGGGCCGGGCACGGTGCCGTAGGACGCGAGCACCTGGCCGTCGCCGTTGTTGGGAGGCCAGACGCGGTACTGATTTTTATTGCGTTCGTCGTAGCAGAAGTGGCGCACGTCGATGGTCTGCGCGCCGGCCGGCCAAAAGCGCGCCGTCTCGTCCAGCAACTCCTCGTCGACCTGCGTGATGCGCCGCTTGCTGGTGACGTTCTCAAACACGTCGAACACCAGCGTGCCGCCGGCCGGCAGGGTCTGCACCGTGCCCTCCACCAGATCGATCGGCCCTGTGATCTGGCAGGCGTCAGGCTTGGCCACTGCGATTGCTCGCAGGGCCTCGTTGTAGTGCTCGAGGAGATCCGCATCAGTCCACGTCACCTCGTCCTCATCGACGAGATCGGCGCGCGTTCTGTCGATGGTGTCTTGGACGGCAACGATTCCCATGCGGATCCTTCAGTCAGGCATTGATGCCCGCAGAACTCACAGGCGCCGGGAGGCGCGACAACTGCAGCACCGCCTCGCGGAGGAACTTCACCGGCTTGCTCGGGTCGAGCAACTCACCGTACTGCTCCTGTGCGAACTGCACCAGCTCGTCGGCGTCGGCCTTGCCGATGTCGAAGGGCTCTGGTTCGGTGAACGCGACCGGCCGGGCCGGCGCCAGGCCAAGCAGATAGCGCTTGCGCTGCTCGAGCGTGGCCTTCGGGTCACCATGGTAGGGACGGAACTTCGTGCCGCTGCGCTCGCGCACCTTGGGCACGTTCGGGTACAGCATGCCGTCGTCACGGATGAGAAGGGGGACGTTCTTGTCCTGCCGCTTGCGCCCGCGCGCGTCAGCGATGCGTTGTTCGGTGTTCTCGTCGATTGCTGCCATGGGTCTTCTCCGGTTGGCTGGTCAGTGTGAAAAGGCCCCACCCCGTGAGGGATGGGGCAAACGTAATGGCCGCACTCCGAGAACGGCCACTGCTTGGAGCTCAGGAACCCGCAGGCGACGTGCCGGGGGTGTAGGCACGCGTCTTCATCTTGCCCGACTCGCCGTTCTTGGTGGAGGGGCTCAGGGGTGTGTGCGGAAAGCGAGCCTTGGCCTTGCCACCGGCTTGGCTCAGTTCACCGCTCACAGTCTCGGGCGGCACCTTGAACTTGTCGTTGGCACCGTAGGGATTGGAAACCTTCATGTCGATTCTCCTTGGAAGGTGAAGGGGACGCAGCGCCCGCCGCGTCCCCTAGTTCATCAGCCCGTGGCCGACGTCTTCTGGACGATGGCGGTGCCCAGATACTTCGGCTCGATGACCTCGTACCCGTAGACCATCAGACCCCGGATGAGGTAGCCGAAGTCGTTCGGGTTGTCGATCATCTGGCACTCGACGATCTGCGCCGCGAAGGTCAGGCCGGCAGAGTGACCGAACGGGATGTAGCTGCAGACAGCCGGCGACGTCTGGCGAAGCACGTTGCGGGACTGGTACAGCGTGAACCGATCGATCATGCCGACCTTGCCGTTGCGCAGGATCGAGACACCGTCGCCAGCGAGCGATGCGATCTTGAGCTCCGAGTTCTTGATCAGGTTCGTCATCCACGGGGGGATCACGACCCAGCGACCTTCGTCGGATACGTTCTGCTCGTCCAGCACCTGGCCCATGTCGGTGAACAGCTCGACCACGTTGGCGCTCGACACCTGACGCGGCGCGGCGGCCGTGCCCATGTCGATGTCGGCGCTGTCGAGGCCGGCCGCGCTGCCGCTGTTGTCAGCGGAAACGTCGCCAGGGATCACCTCGAGCATGTCCGCGTCAGCAGCGATGCGCAGCTGGATGCTGCCGTCGTTCGCGAACACGTCGGCCATGTCGATGTCCGACTGGCGGCTGTCCACCGTCGACAGGGCGACGTTGAACGACTTGGCCTGCGAGATCGACAGGGTGACAGAGTTGCGCTGCGGGTACTGCGGGGTCAGGCCAGCGCCGATGACGTAGTCGTTGACGGTCACGTCCGGAATGGTCCGGATGATCACGTTGGCGCCCATGCCGGCGATCTCGCCTTCGTAGTCGGTGGAGGCGATCTCGCCGAACACCGTGGTCTTGTAGAACTTCTCGACCAACTTGCCAGAGTAAATCTCCGGGTTGTAGTTGATCGAACCACCCGGACCATAGTCCGGAATACCACTTGCACGTTGAACCATGATGGAACTCCTTGATGCGGTTGAAAAGCGGGGCCTATGCGGCGTTCATCGCCCGCAACCGTCCTTCGAATTCCGTGCGTTCCTTCTCGCTGACCTTGCCCAGTGATGCCCGCTTGTAGAACTCGCGGATCTCGCCAGGCGTCGGTGCTCCTCGCACCGCGGCCGGTTGCTCACCCTGCGGCGCCACACCCGCGCGGCCAGCACCTTGCGGCGCCAGTGGCGGCTGCGGGGCGCTCGGTTGCGCACCCTTGAACTCCTTGAACATCTTCACGACGAAGCGAAGGTTGCGCGCGCGATAGTTGCTCATGAGCACATCGTTGCGCACCATCCCGCTGTTCTCGTCGACCTCCTTCAGCCACTCGCGCCATTCGGTCGAGGCGTCAACCTCAACCCAATCCGGAACCTGCTCGGCGATCTGGGCGTGGAACTGCAGCTTCTCGCGCTCGGCGGCTTGCTGCTTGGTTTCCTCGGCCTCCTGCCGGATCGGCGCTACGGCTTGCTCGACCGCTGCCTGGGCCTCGCGCCGCGCAGCCTGGAGGCTGGTGCGGACGATGGTCTTCAGCTGATCGGGCCCGTACTCGTCGATCTGTTCCTGCGTGTAGTACTGCGTGAGATCGATGTCGTCGTTCTGCTCGGCGCTCGGTCTTGCCGAGTTGGCCTCGCGAAGCTGCGTCTGGAGATCTGCGATCTGCCGATTGAAATCACTCCTCAGTTCGGCCATCTGCTCGCGCTGCTGGTTCAGCAGGCCTTGAGTCACTTGGAAGCGTTGCTTCCAGTACTCGGCAGACTGCTCTCGCGGGTCTGCTGGCGGTGCTGCCGGCGCGGGAGGCGCGGCCTGTGCTTGGGGTGGTTCAGCGTCGGCGTTGGGCGCCTGCTGCACGATTGGTTGCCCGTCAGGGCCCAGTGTCGGCTGGCCGGCGTCAGGAACTGCCTGGGCCTCTTGCATCTGCCGGATCCTTTCGGACTGCTGGCGGACGGCGCGAGGTAGGCGTGTATCGGAATCGGGACTGGTCACAGTCGTTTGCATACGTTCTCCACGATCCAAGCCGCATCGAGGCGGTTGGGAGTCGGGTCAGTGGAGCGGGATGCATGCGCGATTCCCGACAGGTCATGCTCTGAGCGGTTCCTCGTTCACCCGGTAGTTCGACACGGGTCGCGTGGATGCCTGAGCACGTTCGCGGCGGTTTGCCGCTTGATCTATGTCATCGAGGAGGGATGCGATCGCCCTGGCCTTGCCTTGGCAGCGCACGATGTCCTCACCGGATGCATCGCGCAACTGCTTGTCGTACTCGGCGAGACGGATTCGCAGCCACTCCTTCACGATCATTCCCTCGGGGAGCTTGGAAAACCGCTCCAGTTCCGCGAGGTGCCGATCGGTCAATTTCAACATTGTGGGCGTATTGTGCTACAGCGTCAAACCTTGGTCACTTCATTCGCTTTGCGCTCCATCGTCTTGCCCTGCGGCGTGACCGGTGGCGCGCCGCTGGCGCTGGAGCCCAACTCAGTCTCGATGACCTTGCTGGTGATGTTCGACATGTCCTTGGCCTGCTGGAGGTTCTGCTGCCCCTGCTGCTTCATGCCCTCAAGCTGCAACTGCTGGTCGAACTGCTGCTGCTGCATTGCCTGCTCGGCCTGCATCTGCTGCTGCGCCGCCTGCTGCTGCGCGGCCTGCATCTCGGCTTCCTCCTCCTCGCTCGGCACCGCCTCGGCGGGTAGCTCGAGCGTCATGGCAGTCTCGCGCAGCACGACCGCACGCGCGCGGTTGCCGATGATCGCCATGTCGATGGGGTTTGCCGTCATGGACAGCCACTGCATGCGCCGCTGCTGCGCCACGTCCTTGATCAGGATCGCCGCGGCACCGCGGGGCACCGGGATGCAGTCACCCTTGATGCTGTCGTCCTTGTTGTAGAGCATCTCGTTCGTGAAGCAGTCGCCCACGGTCGGCGCGATCACCCCGATGTCGATGTTGCTCACCGCCCGGCGCAGGCCCTTGGCCGCGTTGTTCAGAAGCATGGACAGGCCCGTGGCCGTGCCGGCGGCGCCCTGCACCTGATCGTTGCCGTAGGTGTAGCGCGGGATGCCGCACGCGTCGTCGGCCTTGAGCTCCCAAAACTCGAGGGTCTGCTGCAGGCTCTGGCTGCGGTCGTCGGCCTGGAAGAACCCGATGCCCGGGTTGGTGCCGGAACCCATGCCGGCGTCCTTCAGTTGCCAGGTCTTCCAGGGCACGATCTCGAGCGACTGCTCGCCCTCGGCGAGGCGGTCCATGTGCACCCAGACCATCGGGCCGGATGCCATGCTGACGTTGTCCGCCATGGCGCACGCGGCGACGTTGCAGAACTTCTGGCTGGTCGACACCAGTTCGGGGATCGATCGGCCCCAGAAGGCCCCTGGAATCGCGTCGTAGCAGGCCTTGCGGTAGGGGCGCTGGTGCAGCGGGTGCGGGTTCAGCGCGGCGTAGAGGATGTAGGGCCCGCAGATCAGCAGGTTGACCTCGTACTCCTTGGTCGGGTCGCTGACGTCGATGCCCTCGACACCGTAGCCCATGAGCTTCCAGCCGGGCACGCTGCCGTAGAAGTTCAACGCGTCGATGACGCCATGCGGCGAGAGCCACATGTACATCGTCTCCTGCGTCAGGCGCTGCCGCTCGGCCTCGGTCCAGAGCCAGCCCTCGAGGTGGCCGTTGTGGTACGCGCGCAGGGCGAGGTCGATCTGGTCGTCGCGGTAGCCGGGCAGGCCCTTCAGCGCATGGAGTTCGTTGCGCCAGAATCGCATGCGCTCGATGAAGTCGCCCTGCTGGGGGTTCTCGGCGCCTGGTGCCGGGTAGCAGTCGAACGGACTGACCGACTCCCATGTCTGGGCCGGCGCGTCGCTGACCTTGGGCTTGTACCCGTCCTCCCAGTCGAGCCGCTTGTGGCGCTGGTAGGTCGGGCCCTTCATGATCGCGGCCGGGTAGGTGACGAAGTCCTCGATGAAGGAGTCCATCGCCTGCGCCCAGTTGCCCTGGGCCATCCGGTCGGCGATCTGCGTCTCCATGCGCGTGGCGCGCCGCTTCGCAGCCTTCTTGTACTCCTGCTCCGCGTCCATGCGCAGCTTGTCGCCCAACTGCTTGACGGTGTCGCGGAACTCCTCGGAGGTCATCGGGCCACCGCCGGCCTCCGCAGCCTGGATCATGACCTGCTGCGCCTTCTCGATCGACTTGGCGACGATGGTCTTCTTGAACGGCAGTGGCAGGTCAGGGATCGGCGTGGGGTCCAGTCCCCAGGGTCGCTCGCCACCGGTCGGGATGAAGATTTCGCGGAACCATGCGCTGGCTGCGCGGCACTTGGTTTCGGTGAGTTCGTACCAGATGATGTTGACGCCGCCGGCCTGCTGCTTCATGCCCAGTTCGGCCGGGGAGTACACCCCGCGGCGCGCGCGCAGGTCGCGCAGCAACTTCAGGTCGACGCGCTGCTTGGTGAGCTTGTTGCGGCCCCAGGAGTGGCGCACATGGCTTGCGAGCGCGGACTCGGCGCCCAGGCCTGTGATGTCCTGCTGTTTCGGCGGATCTTCCTTGTCCCTGTCCTGCAGTTGCTGGAGGGTGACCTGTCGAACGAGCGGATTTATCGCCATTGCACTCTCACTTCGTATGCTGCCAGATCACCTTTCGGGGCACGATCTTCTGCACCTTGGCAGTGGTCGTGTGCACCTTGATCAGGTCTGGCACGAATGAAAGCGCGAGACTGTCGGCTTTGTCCGGAGACTTGCCACCGTTGCGCTTGATGTCCTTCTTCGACTGCAGTTGAATCCGGTACGCGGCGTCGAAACCGTAGTCGAGGCTTGTGAGCTGGTCGCAGAGCTCATCATCGTCTGGGATCATGCCGGCCTTGAGCCAATCCCTCATCGCGCCCCAGCACTCCGCGCGCTGGTTGAAGTATTGCTTGCTGTCGCTTGCGGGGATTCCCCACATGACAGGCACCAGTGTCGGCAGGCCCGGCATCCGCCTCAGTGTCGAGTCAAGATCTGCGCCGTTTCCAATCGCATCATAAACGATGCAACTGATTCCTGAAAACTGCCGCACGATCTCGGCGATGCGGCCGCCCAGGTCGACACCGTCGAAACCCATCAGGGCTTGCTGGAAGTGCACGCGCAGTCCCTGGCGCATCGTGATGACCGACCAGTCGTCGCCGAACCGCGCCGGGTCGACCGAGAGGATCTTCGGGTAGGCCTCGTACGCGTGCCGGCTGACCTCGCGGCGCCGGGCGTCCTCGCAAAGCTCCGGGCTGATGAAGTTGCTCGCACCCGCTCGAGGGAACTGCCCCTTGACGCGGACCCGTACGAAGTCCGAATCCTCCCCGTACTCCTCGATCCAGGCGTCGATCTGACCCTTGTTCGTGAAGCGCACGCTGCGCGAATCCACCCGGGTGTAGGTGTTCCTCCGCGGCTTGACGCAGCGCCTGTGGAACTGCCCGCTGGTGCGGGTCGGGTTGCCGTAGCGGCACCAGATGATCTGCGTGCGCGTGTCGGTCAGGGCGCCCTCGGTCGTCTCCCAGATCATGTCGTCGATGGCAGATGCCTCGTCGAAGATGACCAGAATGCGCCTGCCCTTGTTGTGCAGTCCGGCGAAGGCCTCGCTGTTGTTGGCCGACCACGGGATCATGTCGATGCGCCAGGTCTTCTCGGCGCCGGGCTCGCGCGAGTAGATCGCGGTCGCGGTCAGGACGAACAGTTCCTTCGCCCGGAACAGTTGGTGCCACTTGCCCAGCTCGGCCCAGGTCTTGGTACGCAGCTGGGACTCGGTGTTCGCGGTCACCACGCCGCGCGTGTGCGGGTGGGTGGACAGGGCCCAGAGGATGAGCCAGGACACGACGGCAGACTTGCCGACACCGTGGCCCGCGGAGACGTCCTCCTCGACCACGGCGCCCAGATCGCCGCCCGCCAGTAGCTTGCGGCCCAGGCGCGCTAGGTGCGCCTCCTGCCACGTCTCCGGGCCATCGTCCTCGTAAAGCGAAGTGCCGGGTTCGCCCCACGGGAACATGTCCCGCACGAAGCCAACCGGGTCGAACTCGTAGCCGGTCAGGCGATCGACTACGTCAGCGAGGGTCAGTATGGATCGGCCGAGTCCGGTGCCGGCGGCGCCTTGGTCGTTGCGACCGGCTTGATCTTGCCGCTCATCGAACCGTGCTTCGGTTCCTCGCCGCTCAGGAAGTCGAAGGGCATCGCCCCGCGATTCGGCGCCGGGTACGACCGCGGCAGCATCTTCGCGCATGAGGCGTCACACGAATCGGCGACGCGCTGGGCGCGCATCATGCCGGTGTGCTCGCTGCGCTCGATGGTCTGGCCGACACCCGTGGTGGTGGCGCGGAACATCTTGGGAGATGGAATCTGACCCGATTCCAGAGTCTTCTTGCCGTCGTAGCCCATAGGTTTCTCCTCGCCCGAAGGGGGGCGCAGGCTCGATCATAGGGCAATCCGGCGACATCAATCCAGCCGCTCCACCATTTGGGGCTGCGCCAACTGCTGCTCGCGCCGGGCCGCGCGGGCCTGGTCGAACAGCGCAGCCATGCCGGCGAACACGTTGCGCGCGTCGGACTCGCTCGGGCCGATCATCTTCTTGTACTCCATCAGAAGGCGCAGCGCGGCCAGCTTGGGCGCGCGCTTGATCTTGGCCGTGCGGATGGTGGTGAACTTCTTGTTGCCGTCCTCGTCCATCTCCTCTTCCATCTTGGTGTCGATCTCGATGGACTCAAGCGCCGCCGCAGCGTCGTCGCTCAACTGGTGGATCGGCAGCAGGTTGCCCTCGTCGTCAAAGACCTGCCGGATGTCGCTGAAGGCGATCCGCGCCGCCTCCATGACGATGCGCTCGGCGGTAACGTCGGCAGCGGTCAGCGCCTTCTGGCTGAGCTCAGCGATGCGGTCACGCACCTCGGGGCGCTGCTTGAGCACCCAGGACTGCTGGTGCGCGTTCTCCTCGCTGTAGCCGGCTGCGATCGCGGCGATGCGCCCGCGGAAGCGCGAGGCAACGTACTCATGGCAGAACAGTTCGTGCTGCTCGTTGGCTAAGGCTGGCATGTCATAGCCTCCCCGACGACCATTTGCTTGCGTACTTGCCACGCTGCCCAGTCGATCGCGTACTCGGCCGCGTGCTCAAAGCGACCGTACAGGCGCATCAGGCGAGCGCCTCTCGCGTACACGTCGAATGGCACACGCACGCACACTCCATCGATGCTTGCAACCCGAGTGTCTGGGCTGTAAGTGCCTCGACTGCCGTGATAGACGTAGTTGTTGAACGGGTACATGTCAGTTCAACCAGTTGGTCTTGAACTCGCGAGCCATCTTCTCGCCGACGCCGGCCCGCAGCTTGTCGTTCCAGTCGAGGATCACGCGCTGGATGGCCGCGGTCACGCTGTCCCAGCGGATGTTCTCGATCTGAGCCTGCGTCCAGCCCTTGCGGTGCAGATCCTCGGCCAACTTGATGGCGTACTGCTTGGCAGCGTCGTACGTCGGCTGGATGACATTGGAGCAGCGCCACATCACCGTGCGCGTCTCGCCGTTGCTCAGGAAGACGAAGAAACCGCCGACCTCGAGCTCGTCGCCCTCGGCCTCGACGATGAACGTGCCTCGCCCGATGCCCGGGTGGCGCGGATGCAGGTTGTCGTTGCGCGTCTCAGTCATGATGACCCTCCATCGATTGACGTTCCAGGCGCCACAGGTCGGCGCCAGGTGCCGAATGGTAGTACGGACTGACAAAAGGTGCGCCGGCGGTCCAGTGCATGATCCTGGCGCCTTCGACCGGCTGGCCCTCGTCGACCAGCCTGTTCCAGTCGTCGGAGATGTGGCCGATGAGATCATCCGGCAGCCAGCGGAACTGCAGCAAGTCCGCCATCTTGGCCTTCTCGATGCTGTCCTTCGTGACCGGCCTCCAGCCCCAGTGCGCGCAGTTGATCAGCATCACAGATGCCCAGTTCTTGCGCTCGTAGTGGCGGTTGGGGCACTGCATGTCGCTGCCGATGTACTTGACCGGGTGGCGCGTCTTGTAGTCGTGCTTGACGACTTGCACCGCGCACGTTGGGTCGGCCTGCCGCAGCATCTCAGACACGTCACCCAGGCAGAGCATGTCGCAGGCGTCAAAGTAGATCGACCACCCTTCATGCTGCTGCATCTCGGCGACGAGGAAGCGAGACATGGTGAAGGCGTTGCTGCCCTGCTCAAGACCCATGCTGTCCAATCGGATGAAGTTGATCTCGGCTTTGGTGCGCTCGCGCACCGAGTGTTCGAACACCTTGTAGCCGATGTCCTCGCGCCAGTCGTAGCCGCAGTAGAGGTTGATCACTTGATGCCCATACTGAACATGAACGTGAAACCCACCAGCGTGATGCTGATGATCGACACCTTCAGTTGAGCGCCTCCTTCGCCTTTCATGCCTGGAGGCTCAAATCCAACCACCTGAAAGTTGAACCAGTTCTTGTAGTTCTTCATGAACCCAAATTGCTCTCGGTTCCAGATATTGACCTGTCCTTCGTATCTCATTTCCGCTCCTTTCGTGGTCTGCGCTTAACGGGCCGGCTTCACTTCGTCACCACCGCCAACTTGATCATGCCGCCATGGTTGCACGTATCGGCCTGGGGCAGGATCTTGACGTTCATCACGCCCTCGGCGATGAGCTCGTCGACGAGGATGTTGCACCCGTACCGGTTCAGGTCGATCGGCATCAGCTTGCCGCGCTCGGGCACGTAGTAGTCGTCGAACACCACGCACCGCGCGTGGCGCAGAGCGGCGTAGTCCCCGCGGATCGCGTCCAACCGGTGGTCGCCGTCGATGAAGGCGAAGTCCACCATCGCGGGGAACGGGTCGCGCAGTGTTTGGCGGGTATCGCCCACGGTCAGATCCCAGAAGAAACGGGTCGGCTTATGGCTCACAAGCAATGAGTCCAGGGCACGAATGGCTTCCTTCTTGGTCGGCATGCCCTTGCCGTTCATGGCTTCCTTCTGGAAGTCCAGGCTCATCGTTTCGAACACGTCGAACCCGTGGTACTTCACCACCTTGCTATGCCGCAGCGCGCGCTCGCAGAGCATGACGGCGCGCCTAGCGCGGTGCACGCCGACCTCAACGATCATGGAGGGCTTGATCTGGTCGATCAGGGGGAGCATCTGTTCGTAGCGTGTGGTCATAGCTTGTCCTTCAGCAGTCTGCGCAGGGAGTCGTGCAGATAGTTAATGCGATGCTTGATGCCCAACTCAGCGTTGAATGCGTTCTCGCGCTCGCACGATCCCGGCTTAGTAGTCATCTCGACCAAACTACCGTAGGCAAACTTGAGTCTGTCCAGTGCAGCCAACGCATCCTTTGCGTCGTACCAGTTGTTCGCTTCAACTCGATCATCTTTGTCGTTGTGCTCAGTCATCGTGGCCTCTTCCAGTAGTTTTCGTCGCGGGCAATCTTCAGGTCAGCGATCGGCGACTTGCCCAACCGCTTGCGCTGGCCCTTCATGTGATCCATGTACGCGCCCAGCGGGCCGTTGATGAACGGGTGGCCAGTCTCTCGAGCTGCCGGCCCGCTCAGGGACTTGGACTCCAGGCCCATTGTCCTAATGACGTGCTGCAGAGTCCAGCAGTCGTGCCACTGCTCCAGATTGAACACGCCACCATTGACGTATAGCTTGTACCACTCGCCCATCACCTCGCCGTGCCGCGGGTGGCGCATGTTGATGACGTAGAACCCGCCTTCGAAGTAGTTCTTGCTGCGGTCCAGCCAGCTGATGTACTGGTTGCCGGTTGGCAGCAGGCTGTCGACGAACTCCTGCGGCACGGGCGAGTGCGTGACGGTGTCGGCGTCGACCCAGATCAGGTAGTCGTGCCCGGCCTTGAGCCCCTCCTCGATCACCACCGCGACCTTGTGCGCGAACTTGGCCGCGTCGAACTTGTAGTTGTACGCGCCCGCTCGCATGTACGGGTGGGCCCTCTTGAAGTTGCGCAGCCAGGCGATGCGGTGGATGTCGGCGGTCTGCACGCCGGGCACATGCGTCTCGTAGCCCTCGGTGTAGACCTTCAGCGGCACGGGCCAGTTCCTGAGCCAGGACTTGGCCATGCGCAGCCCGTAGTCGTTCCAGCCCTTCTCATGCGCGCTGGTGACGGCGAGGATGCTCACGGGGATTCCTTCAGCACCCAGGCCAGCGACTTGCCATGCTGATCTGTCTGGATGAAGTTGGCCGCTTCGAACTTGTCCTTCCACCACTGGTACGGCTTCACCGTGACGTGCATGTTCGTGCCGTCATCGAAGAACTTCGACGCGGGCCGGCAGCAGACGCTGGCGAACACGAAGCGCTCGGCATAGTCGAACAGCGTCAGCACCAGGGCGTCGACCTCCTCTTCGGGCACATGCTCGAGCACGTCGGTGCAGATCACGCCATGGAAGGATCCTGTCGGGCGCGTGCTGAACTTTTCGAACGCCGGGTCGTACAGCGTCGGGCGCTGCTTGATGCCCCACTTCTTGTGGATCGGGATGGCCGCGCGGTATTCGGACGCGGCGCCGCAGCCCCAGTCGAGCAGCGTGGTCGACTTGGTCTTGTCGATGAGCTTGCGGATGTCCTTCGTGTGCTGTGACAGCGACGACCCGCGGAAGAACTTGCCCGTGGCCGCCAGCGCCTGGTACTGCTCAAGGTACTTCACTTGATGCGCCTCCGGAAGTAGCCGATCCACTCGGGCGGATGCGGGTCAACGGTTGCGCCCTCGGTGGCGTCCTCGAGATCGAACCCGGCCGCGTCCATCACTCGCTCGAGGTTGTGCGGTTCGTTGCCAGACCTCTGATCCTTCAGGATGGGCCAGTCGTCGCCCGGCAGGCGGATGACGCACAACCCATTGCAGGACACGGCCATGCGCTGCAGCACCAGGGTCGGGTTGCGCAGCTTGTGCAGCACCGACAGCAGCAGCACGACGTCCCAGGAGTGCTCCGACGACCATGTGTTCGCGTCCCGGCAGGCGAAGGACACCTCGCCTTCGACCGCGTACTTCTTGTTCGCGTAATCGACCGCGTCCCGGCGGTGCTCGACGCCATGCACATACCGAGCGCCGCGCCGCTTGCATTCGTGGGAGATTGCCCCCTCCGCGCAGCCGACGTCGAGGACGGTCTTGCCCTTGACCTCCATCCATAGCTTCTGCAGGCCGACCATCTGCTGCTCGACCGTGCGATCGCCACCGAACCAGACCTTACCCATTGAGGATGCTCCATGCGTAGCCACTGCGCAGTTCTTCGATGGTGAACTGCCGGTCGGCGAGACTGCCGGCCCATCGGCGGCGATTGTTCCATATCGGGTCGGTGACAGGCTTGCCGCTGAACCAGTGCGCCGCACTGTACTTGCTCGTCTCGACCGGCACTCCAGCGAGCACCGCGCCAATTGCGGCCGCGGAACTGTGGGTCACCACCAGCGCAGATCGGTACAGGTCGCGAGCGAATGTCTTGACCTGCTCGGGCTTGTTCTGGCCCCAGACCCTGGTCTTGAGGTTCTTGCGCCTGCCAACGAAAGTGCAGTCTTCGCCGTCCATCGTGAACCGCATGAACCTCTCAGACTGGAGGACGTGCAGCGTGTAGCCCTGCTTGCGCTCGTAGCGCGGCTCGATTGGAATGCCCAGCGCATCGAACCTGGCGCAGTCGCTGTCGAGCCAGCGTGTCTCCTGCAGAGCGTTGCGCGTGACCCGGAAGTAGACGTCGCGGCACTTGTCGAAGTACGCGTTGTCGATGTACAGGTAGGGCTGGCCAGATTTGCGCACCTCGCACCAGTGTTCGTAGTTGGACGCGTCGACCCCATAGAAGATGTGCCCGGTCGCCCCGCCTTCGGCCAGCGCCTCGCAGAGCATCAGCGATTTCTTCTTGCCGGCGACGGGGTGGAGGATTGCGGTCATGGCTTCTCCATAGCGGCGTCGATTGCTTCTTCCAGGACTTCCGGGTCGGTGCGCGAGTTGCGAAAAAATTGCCAGCGAGCCGCATCCTTGCGTAGCCGCTCGACTTCGGCTCGCAGGTCACAGACTTCAATAAGTCCATTGATCGCGCCGTCTGTCAGTCTCCCGACTTCTGCCTTCAGCCGCTCAAGCTCCCCGGCCTGGGCCTCGATGGTGTCGGCGGCTTCCTTCATCAATCCAACAGCGTAGCCGTTGCGCTGACCGACGCCCCAAGCTCGCAACAGCCGTTCTACTAGGTCCGTCACGGCTTCCCTCCCGCAGGTATGTGCTCCTCGATCCGCCGCATCAGTTCCTCGCACCACGCCACAGGCACCGGCTTGCCGGCCTCGCTGTAGCGCAGCATCGCCTGCATGAGCTCGATCATCCTGTTGCGCCGCTGGTGCCAGTTCCAGACCGACTCGGGCATGACGCCGATGGGCGGCTTTTCAGCAGTCTCTGCCAGCGTCTGCGCCAGGTTCATCTTGGTGCTGCACCTGTTGCCGTGGAAGCGGGCCTTCTCGCACCGCTTGTCGCCGCACTCGGGGCAGATCCACATCCTTGTGCGAATCGCATTGGCCTGGATGTCGCACCGCTCGCACCAGCAGTTCGGTGTGCTCATTTCGGATCTCCCGGTTGCAGCTTTGTCCACTCAAAGGCGATCGACTTGACGCACTCTTGGCAGATGTGCCTGCTGGCGCCTTGAATCTGCGACCGCTTGACGCCGCCAGAGACAGACTCTCTGACGCCCCAGTGGGCGAAGCAACTCAGCTTTGCATCCCACTGAGTTTCATCAAACTCGCACCCACACAAGTCGCATGAATAGGTAGTTGTTGCTGTCATTTCGTGGTTCCTCTCAAGAGTGTGTCGAACGCGAACCCGTCCTCGATCTCGGGCAACGTGAATTGTGCCCAAGCCAACCGCTCAAACATGCGCAGGCGCGCTTCGTCGTCGCACTTGGGGCCCAGGTTCATCTCTGCCATCGGTCGCGCCGCCTCGGCCCCAATCCAGCGCTTCATGCCGTAGTACACCGGGATGCCCCAGGCCAGCGCCCGGATCGCGGCGCCGGATCCCCAGGTGACCACCGCGCTGGCACGCTTCAGGTCGCGCTCGAGGTCGACCTTGAACTGCTTGTTGCCCGGATGCTGCCGGATGCGCCCCAGGTGCTTGTGCTTCTGCGCCCACCCGTGCGTC